TTTGTGGCGGCGCTCCAGTCGCCTGTGTTTGTGGCGGCGCTCTGGTCGCCTGTGTTACTCTCTTTCGCGCTCTTAAAATCCACTTTTTCCAGAATGAACTTCACGCCAGCCTAAATCATCCCTGAAAGGCCAATCTCTGTTTCAATCTTTATTTTTTTGCCAACCCGCTTGCTGTCCTCCTCAGTCTGCTCGTTAGTATCCAAATCTACCTCGCAGTAACGCGAATCTGCCGGGTTGTAGTATCCGAATACGTCCATCGGGTTCTCGCAGGCGTGGAAACCCTTATGGCAAATATCCGCCGTGTTTTCCTCGTACTCTTTGCCGATTTCGTACTGAAAACCACGGCATTTCAAGTCCTTGTCAAAGCCTTTGTAGCATTTCACTTGCTTTTTCTCCTCTCCGGTGCTATAATCACCGTAAACCTATTTTTCTTTGCCGCTGTTCGGATTGCCGTCCGTCAGCGGCTTTTCTCATGCCTGCAGGTATTCCAGCTCACCGCTGAGCGGTGCGAAACACTGTGGGAACACATTGCCATAAGCATCCCGCAGGAGCAGGAACCGCCATCCCATGCGATCTACTGTCCAGACGCGCTCCATGCACTCAGCGTGCACCGTGATGCGCTGCTGAATCCATTTCAGCTCATCCAGTGAACAAACCTCGTTGTCCCTGAAATCTAAGCCGTCCTTCTTCCGCGGTGCAAACCGCAGCACCCGCGCCGTGTCAATCGGCGTACCATTGATTTTCACAATCATGTCATCACCTCCACTCCGTCCAGAAACAACCCTCGCCGATGCCGCAAGTACGGCTCATGAGAGCCGGCTCGCCGTCCTCGCCCTCGAAGATTTTGTCCTCGAAAGAATACTCCGGCTTGTCCTCGGTGCCGAACCATCCCTCGCCCTCGCAGGTTTCCGGGTTGTACTGGGTGAAGTACCAGCCTAACCCCTGCGGGACTTCTCGCTTGTCCCAGTATGGCAAGCTAAACTGCCGGAAATATTCATGCTTTGTCATTTTCGTTCCTCCGTTCTCATGCTGATCTTCTTTGCGCTCTCGCGCATCTGCAGGCCGTACTTAGCCGCCGTCATCGCCTTGCCGATATCCCGGCGCTGCATGTCTTTGACTTTCAGCGTTTTCCTTCTTGCTTCCGTCATATCCTGTTTTCTCCCCTCAGCGATATCTCTGCCGGTGCTCATAGGCCGCAAGCAGCACGCTTTCCCTTGCGGCTACAAATCCGACTGCCAGCAGCGCCAGCATGATAGCCGCACCGCTGAACAGGTCAATGCGGCCATTCTCAGTCATGCCACCAGAGAGCAGGACACCGAGGAAACACATTCCTGCAAGCCAGCCACAGCGTTTGTAGGTCATTTTCAATCCCCTTTCACAGTTTCTTGTAACCCTCGAACGTAGTGAGAGGGTTATTCTTTTCTTTCTTTCTTAGAAAGTTAAATTTATATATATTCGACCGTAGGGAGAATATATATACTTCTTTTCTTTCTTTGTTACTTTCTTTCTTAAGCCTCGGTGTGTTATCTGTGTGTTATCGGTCTGTTATCGGTCTGTTGCTTTGTGTGTTGATGGTCTGTTGCTAGAGTGTTAGCTAACGCCGTTTTACGTTTCCCGCTCGACGCTTTGCAATGTCACTTGCAATATCACCGAGGTAGTAAACTACCCGCCGCTCTCCTTCAACTCGCGGTGCGCCGATAACGTCCTTTGCCGACCGTTTATCCCGAAATCCGTATACTTTAGCCGCCTGTTCAAGCGTTAAAAGTACGGCTCCCGGAAAGAGCTGTTCAAGGTCGTTTTTGACCTCCTGCCGCAGCGCTTTGTATGTCCGTTCCTCCAATTTCAGCCCTCCGTTCTGTGTGTTAGTTGCCTGTTAGCAGACTGTTAGCAGACTGTTAGATGTGCGCTGGTTTTCCGCTGCAACTCCGTGCCGTGCTTTGTCGTTCGCAGCCCTTGCGCTTACACGCTCAAATGTTTGCTTTCTTATGCATAAAGTGGTATAATGCAAATACCCGATATGGGTAATTCGATATAAGGGAGGTCATCACCTTGACCAAACTTTTGAATTACCCCGCACCGTGAGTTTGCACTCGTGCCTGCGTACCCACCGCCGCTGGGATAGCGTAAAAATCCTTGTGGTTACGGTAGTCTTGTACGCCTGCAAAACTGTATTTGCGTGGGTCTCCTGCTGCTGTCATCAGCACAAGAAATACAATGCGTCACAGAAGCGCTGCTGCAACAGTGCCCGAAAGGTGCAACGCATTCGCGGTAAACATTTGGCTGTTATAAACTCGGTTTGCAGGCCGGGTTTATTTCACCGCGGGAACTCAACTTTAAGTTGATGCGAAGCACAAAAAAATTTCACCTACCGGAATGCCGGTAATCTCAGCAATCTGCTTTGCCTGTGCAACAGTTGCTTCCTCTGGGTCTTTCTCGATTTTGCGGTAAGTATCACGAGAAATGCCCATTTTTTCTGCCATTTCCACCTGTTTAAGCCCAGCTGCGATACGCGCTAACTTTACTGTGTACATCATTTTTTTCTTCACCTCCTCGCTTCTGTGATTATAGTATACTCCACTTTAAGTTGAGTGTCAAGAACTTTAAGTTGATTTTTTTATGTTTTTCTATTGCAATGCTCAGCCTGCAATGATATACTATATTCAAACAAGAGGGGGTGATAAAATGAATGACAATGCAACAATAGCGCAAAACATCAAAGCCCTGCGTGAACACCACAATATATCGCAGGTCGAATTTGCAAAAATGATGGAGGTTACAGATCGAGCGATTTCCGCATGGGAAACCGGAATAAAAGAACCTCGCTTGAAGAACATTAACAAAATCGCAGAGATTTTCAACGTCCCCCCACAAGAGATAATATACGGAAATCTCGAAACCTACTATCAAAACAAAAACTCCCCCGCTCCGGCCGAAGCCGAAACGAGGGAGAACAACCAAGTAACCCGCGAAGATTTACTTGAAGTTTTGCAGAAACTTCACATCATTGAGAGCGGCAGTGCCGCGATCTCGGATGCCGACCTGCAATTCCTCATGCACATTATCGCGGTGATTGATGACTGGTTCAGCAATCGCGGATAGCGTGTCCAAGATGAGGCGGGGATTCGAAAACGAATTGATGTAGTTTAACAGCTTGTCGATATTGTCCATTTTAATTTCCGCCTTTCGTTCTTTGGTTTTAGCATATTACCATTTTGAGGAAAATGCAATCAAAACCGTTCGTCAATTTACGCCTAAATTATGCAGAACATTTGTTCGATTATCAAGGGCAATAAATTGACCAGCATAACCAATGTCCCATAAACCGGACAAATAAAAAATGCCCGCCGGTGACGTAACCACCAAACGGGCATTTATACAAGGGCTTCCCTTGCACACACATTTTACCATAAAGAAAGGAAGTGTGCAAGGTGACAGACACTATGTTAGGGCATATCTGCACATTCTTGTTTTATTTCGGACTGACATACTTCATCGGAATCGTCGCACACGACGCAGCTGATGAAGTATGCAGCCAAACCAAAGAAGAAGAGCAGGCCCGCAACAAAGCAGTTTCCAAACGTGCTTTACGGATGGCGATATTCGTTGCTGTTGTCAGTACGATTATGAACGTACTTGTAGTGCAGGGCAACAACAAAAGCATCGAGGAAGCGCAGCAGGAAGGAATTGAGCTGGTGCAGGAAGATCCGCATGAATATATCGACGAGGACGTATTCCGGCAGTATGTTTCCGACAACATAGCGGATATAGAATCCGACTACAATCTTGTTTCGTTCGATGCGCTTTCGCAATACGCCGGAGATGAGCAAGCCATATACGACCAAGGTTGGCTCGATGCCTGCGACAACTACGGAATCGACACCGGCAGAGAAGATATCCCAGACTACGGATATTACGGTAAAATGTCCGAGCCAGACGAGCCCGCAAGCCCCACCGCCTACATCGCACCATCCGGCAAGCGTTACCACCTGTCGCAGTCCTGCGCCGGCGAAAACGCAATCGAAACCACAATCGCAGAAGCCAGTGACAAGGGCTACACGCCCTGCATGAACTGCGCTCAGTAACGTTTTTGAAACAAAAAAATCCCGCCCGGCGTTGTCAGCACCGAAGCGGGACGAGGGTAGAAACTTTGGAACGGAATCTACCCTCTTATTATACGACAAAATAGGAGGTTTTTCAACATGAATAAAAACAAAGATGGATATTATCGTGAATCATTCTCGTTTCAGGGAAAGCGCTACAATGTCCGCGCAAAGACGCAACGCGATTTGTGGCGAAAGGTGGAGGAGAAGAAACGCCGTCTTGAACAGGGTATCGACATTATTAACGAAAATACCACAGTTGATAAGTGGTTTACAGATTATCTGGAGACCTACAAAAAGACCACGGTAGCAAATAGCACATATCGAAACATGGTTGGCATGCAAAAAAATTATATCTCTCCGGTCATCGGGAATATGCGGCTGTGCGATGTTAAGTCAGCGCATTTACAGCGTATTATGAACGAGGTTGCCGGAAAGTCCTTTTCCCTCGCAACCAAACTAATCACATTCATTAGAGCTGCGTTTAAGCAGGCTCGTATAGAGCGCATACTCACATTTGACCCTTCCGAGGGGATCACTATGCCAACAGCAGAAAGAGGTACACACAGGGCCATTACCGCAGATGAGCGGAAACATATACTCAACGTCTGCAAAACACATCGCGCCGGTTTTTGGGTTTTGTTTATGCTTTACACTGGTGCGCGTCCGGTTGAAACTCGCAAAGCCAAATGGGAAGATGTGCGTTTGAGCGAAAACAGAATAATCCTACATTCAGCAAAGACCGACTACGGCGATCGTTCCGTCCCTATCAATCCTGCATTGCGTCCGTATCTCACCGGAGGCACAGGATATATCTTTACTCAGCCGATAACTGGCGCTCCATATAGCATATCTTCCATGTATCACATGTGGCAGACTTTTAAGCGTGCTCTTGATATTGACATGGGTGCAAAGACTTTCCGCAAAACTATTATACCAGAGACATCTAAAGTAGCCGAAGACCTCACTCCATACTGTATGCGTCACACTTTTGCAACCGATTTGCAAACCGCAGGCGTACCTATCAATGTAGCAAAAGAACTCATGGGGCACAAAAGCATCGCTATGACCGCGCGAATTTATACGCACCTCTCTGACGAGGCATTTGCGTCTGCCGCCGATCGTATTGCGGAATTTCAGCAAGCGCGCGATAGCGGGAAAATCGCGTCTATTAGGTGACACATCAAGTGACACACCCAACACCACGCAAAACCCCTTTCAAACCCATTTATAATGTAATCGTCGCAATCCCCCGTTTCGTTTTATACCTTTAATAAATTCGTAAAAACAGAAATTCCTCGCCAAATTCAGAGTTTGACGAGGAATTTTATTCGGTTTTATATGCAAGGGTAAAATCATAGCATATTGCAGTTGCTTCAATATGTAATTCTTAAAAATCTCAGCTATATCTAACGATTTATGCATTAAAAATCACAGGTGACACATCAAGTGACACACAAAAGATAAAAAGGGAGGGCTCACGCCCTCCCTCTCTCATTTGCCGAACCCCGGAATAACCGTTCTCGGGTCAATACTCTGTCCGTTCTTATGCACTCTCAGGTGCAGATGTGGAGCGGTACTGCTGCCGGTGGAGCCGATCACGCCGACCTGCTGACCTGCGCTTACCGTGTCTCCCTGCTTAACCGTAGCCTTCTGCAAGTGACCGTACAGCGAGGTATAGCCGTTGCCGTGGTCTACCACAACATAGTTGCCGTAGCCCTTTTCCTCATAGCCAACCTGAATGACCTTGCCGCTGCCGATACTGTCCGCCGCCTGACCGTTGATAGCACCGTTCGCGGTATCAATATCAATACCATCATGATCAGAACTACTGTAACCAGTTGAGGTTTTAACCGGTTTTCGATTTCCATATTCACTTGTTACTACCACGTTGGAAAGGTTAGTCGGATTAACAAATCCCGCGCTGCTGGTTTTCTGCGAAGCCGATGAACGGTTTACATTGATACCGGTGTTCAAACCGCTTTCTTCCGGCAGTTTGCCGCCACTGGTGTAATGTCCGTCGATCTTTTTGTAGCCGAGCGCATGCATAACTGCCGCATACTCATTGTAGTTCGCCGTGTTCTGGCTGACAACCTTTGCAACTGCCGCCAGTTTCGCACCAGATTTGCCCTTTTCATAGGTAACACCGCTTGCCGCAGACTTAATCTGTGCGTACTGCGCTGCGCTGATACCGGCGCTTTCCACTTCTCCGATAGCGGCTTTTTCCTTTGTGCCGCCGTTCTCACGAATCATATCAAACGTATAGTTTGCAGGGTCAGCCTTAACCATCGAATAGAACTTGAACGTATCTTCCAGCGCCTGCCGCTTTTCACCGGTATACCCCTTGGAATCGAGGTAATACGAAAACTCCGTAGCCTCCAAAGAAGCGCGTCCCTTCTCGATATCCTCACCTTCCTTGGTGATCGCCTGCTTCTGAATCATCGCGTCCACATATTCCTCAGCCGTCACCTTGCCGCTGATTTTCTGGTACTTCTCCCACTGGCTGTCAGATGTACCCTTGATAAGCAGCGTGTGATACAGGCCGTTCTTCTCCTGCTCAGAAAGCGACTTGTCGCTCTTGATGGAGTTAAACGTCTGGTCTCGCGCTTCCCAGCCCTCCATATCGTTGTTCAGGCTGTCCTCCATCTCCTTGTAGGCGTAGTACAGGCCCGGTTCAATGCCGCTTTCGCTGACAATCTTCGTTGTGCCGTCCAGTTCCTTCTTGTATACCTTGTTTGCCGCAATCGCCTTGGCATACTTGTAAATATCCGCAACCGCTTCGATTCTCTCATCGTTCGACATTTGCTTGTATGCCTCGGATTTTGTCAGCTTGTCGATTGCATCGAGCGAGATTTTACCGCTCTGGCTTGTCAGTGTGGAATATTCCTGCGCGGTGAGGAACTTCTTCGTGCCGTCCTCAGCCTTGTAATACTTCTGCGGCTTGCTTGGCAAAACAGAGTTGTCACCGGTTGCCTGATACAGCTCCTTGAGCGCCTTTTCGGTCTGTGTGCCCTTTGCATCCGCCAAATAGCCCGGCGAGAAGAAGTTGTACGCTGCGCGTGCGAACACGTTGTCCGGTCCGTTCTTCTGTTCTCTGCCCCAAACATCCGTATATGCAGGCTGATACTGCGACAGTCCCGGAATTTTGTTCGCCTGCCGCTGCAAGAACTTCTGCACGCTCGACGGAACAGGACTGTTCTTGTCCGCATAGGTGGTTCTGCGCGTGTTGTCCACCGTCCGCGCAACCTGACCGAACAGCGTCGGCACGAACTGACCGCCAAAGTTGGTTGCAACGTTGCTTGCAATGCCAAACAGCGGATTGCTCTTGTTGTATGCCGCGCTCGAAACTGTCGAGCCAATGCCGGACAGCATCGTCATGTTGAGCATCGGGTCGAACATACGGCTGACCGTTGCCATTGCCTGATTGAACGCGGTTTCCTCGTCGTCGTACTTCTGGTGCAGTGCTTCATACAGCTCGCCGCCCATCGCAAGCGGCACAACAGCCGGAGACGCCCAGTCAATCGTGTACGACTTGCCACCGATGTTGATTGCATACTCCTGCTGACCCATGCCCGCATCAAAGTTTGCTTCCTTGTCGTCGTCGCTCGAGCCTGCAGAGAACAAACCTTGCGCTGCAAGGAACGCGCCGAGCGCCGCAACGCCCGAACCGGTGAGACCCTGTCCGATATGGTCGATCATCTTCGTTGCGTCCATATTGCCCTTCTTGACCTGTACCGCGTCATAAGTGATTGCTTTCAGCAGACCGACCGGTGACAGCTCAAACGAGCGTTTTGCAACGTTGATTGGCGTGCGTTTGAACGGCACAAGTGAGCCGATAATAACTTCTGTTGCCTTGTTCTTCTTTTCCAGTCGGCTGAGCGTGTCCGCCAGTGCCGACGCATCCTGAAACGTTGCGATCTTCGCGTCCTGAATCGCGTGCTGACGCGCCTCGTTCAGCTGTGCTTCCGTGAGGTTGTTTACGTCCCAGCCGCGCGCCGTCAGGAAGTTACCCATGCTGTCAATGTAGGATTTCTTCTTAAAAACCTGATCTTCCGCGTCAAGCGCCCATGTGTTCGCGTCCATCACCTTTTGCAGCGGCTTCGGAAACAGCTTCTGCCGCTGCTTGATTTCGCTCATTTCGGTTTTGTAGGCATTGCCGCTGAGTTCCGTCTCGACGTTTGCATAGTCCGCCTTGGCAAACTGCTTTGCCGCCTTGCTCGTATGCAGCGCACGGGTTCGCTTTTCCTTCGGCAAAAACTTCTGACCTACTGCCGAAACCTTGTGACTGGTATCGAGCGCCGCCGCAGAGGCTACGTTGCCCATAATGTTGCGGATATGCGTGCGCGGATTACCCAGCATCGCAAAGTAGCGCCATGCGTTCAGCATGTCGCCTGCCGTCTTAGGAATCTGCTGCGCAACATCATTGTAAATCTTGTCAGTGATTTCTGCACGCGCTTCATCGGTCTCTGCCTGCAAAAACTCTTTCGCTAAGTCCTCATTCAGTTTAAGTCCGTACTGGTCTGCGACTTCCGCTGCCGGAACGCCCTGTTTCTTAGCCGCCTTGTTCGCCTGCTTGTCAAACCGCGACTGATACTCCTGCTGAATCTTCTGTACAGCCTTCTGCAAGTAGTAAAGCTGACCTTCCGGCGTGGTCTTTTTGAGCAGCTTAAACGCATTTACGCCGCGTCCGAGTGCCGTACCCTGTACTGCAAGATCACCCGCGAGCTTCATTGCCGTCTGCGTGTCACCCGCTTCAACCGCCGCCGTGTACATCATCTGACCGAGTGCAATATCATCGTCCGTAACGGCTCTGCGGCCGTCCGTCACTTCCTCCCACTGGTCAAACGCGCCCTGCCATCCCTTCTTCTGAATGGTTTTCGTTGCACCGCTGAGTGTTTTTTTCAGCGACTTCACATCATGCGAAAATAAACCCTCCGCAACATGGTTTTCCAGTGCCGGAATGAGGTTGTCCGGTGTAATGCCGCTCTCCATAATGGTTCGCGCCACATTGCTTACCCTGTCCGAGCCGTTCGTACTCTGCGGCACATCCACCACTCGTGCCGGATTTTCGCCCGGCTCAATCGCCCCATAGTCATTCACCATCTTGGAATACGGGTCGAATCCGGTTTTCGCCGCGCCGACCGAGCTTTCCGGCGTTACTTCCGCTTTTGCCAGCTTGGGGTTAATATCCGCCTGCTGTGCCGCATGCGCGTTTTCCTGCATCGGCTGTGTAATTTCCGGCGGTGCAGTCTGAACGTCCGTCTGCGCCGTCTCCGCCCCCGCACGGGTCAGCTTCGGCATAATGTCGTTCCGCGCCTGCTGCACATCCGCAAGCGTCGGTGCGCTCTGCGTCTGACCGGCTCTCTGCATCGGGTTCAGGTTGATCGGAGCCGCCGTCGCGCCCTGCATTACCGGGCTGATAATATTCCGGTCGAGTCTTGCGTTGGTGTCCTGAATATTTGCCGTGTGTGCAGGTGTGCCGCGCTGCACCACCAGATTACCATCTACAACCTGTGCAGAGATAACATTTTCGCCCAGTGCATTTGCTGCCGCCTGAATCTCCAATGCGGTCTGCAAGTCCTGCGCCAGTTCTGCGCTGATAAACTGACCGCCGCCGCGCTGAATATCTGCTTTTACCAGCTGTGCCGCAACCTGCGCCGCCTCGGCTCTGCTCGGTGCCTTGCCGTTCTTCTTGTAGTAGTCGGAGTACCACTTTTCGTTGTTGCTTGCTCTAAAACTGGTTCCGTCTGCGTTCCACACAACAGACGTACCCTGCGGCGTGTAGTCTCTTACATACTGTTCCGCCGACTGCAATGCCTGATTGTATTCCTCAAACGTAGAATCAACAATTTCATGTGTTACCTGCTGAATGCTGACACCGGTTTTCTCCTGATTAGCCGCAAGCAGCTTTGCCCACTGCATTTCGGCATCACTCAAACCGCCGTTGGAATTACCCGCATCATCCACTGCAAACCGTGGAATCGTCTGCGTTTCATCCACCTGTGCCGCAACCTTCGTCAATCCGCTGCGTCCCACTGGCAGATAACCGGTAGGAAGGGTTTGCGATACCTGTCCGTTCTGGCTTGCAAACAATACACTGCCGCTGTCCGGTGCAGACGTGAAATCGCCGCGCATATTGCCGTACAGTACGTCCGGTGTATTGGACTGACTAAATGCACGCAGATTGTTCGCAACACCGCCGTTCTCATTCGCATACAGCGTGTTCGCCGTTCTCGTGTTGCCCTCCGGCAGCGCAATCCGCTGTGCCGTCGGGAGTGCCTGCGGCGTGTTCGGGTGCAGTCGATTGTCCATCTGCTCTGCCGCCCGCATATCCGCATTTGCGTCATGAATAGAGGTGGTTGTCTCAGCCGGTGCAGTGTCGTATCTCCGGTTTGCCAGCCGTTCCGATACCGCGTTCGCGCCCTGCATAATACCTGCAAGCGTCATGCCGCCCTTTGCACTGTCCCAAAGCTCCTGTGCAGTTGCGTTCTGTGCGTTCTTGTCGTAGGCAGCGCGTTTCAGATAGGGATTGATAAGCGTGCTCGCTGCTTCCTCCACGCCCTCACCGAGAATATCAAACGCCCTGTTGAGAATCTTGCTCTTGCTTCCCAGCTTTGCAACGCCATCGTTCAGTCCGGGAATACCGCCGAACATCTTCTCCGTGCCGACCTCGGTTAAGCCGCTGCCCGCACCGTAAGCAAGCGCCTGATTGAGACTTGCGCCGTCGTTCAGCGCTTCGCGTGCACCGCTCGCCGCCGAATCGCCAAAGATTGCCGCTAAACTTGCATTCGCAAGAGGTGCTTTATCCAGCAGAGAGGAAACCTTGCTTGCCGTACCGGTTGCCGCACCCAGCGCCATGCCCGGCAGCATACGCGCACCGGAGCCTGCAAGCTCCTGCGCTTTCTTTGCCGAACCGACAGGCTGCGCCCAGTCGTTCACCTTCTGCATTGCAGAATCCGCAAAACTGGTGTTTGCCGTGTTCTTTGCAACATCTTCCCAGAACTTGCCCGCGTCATTTGCACCGGCAAGTTTGAGCGCACCGCTCAGTGCGTTTTCAGCCGCAGAGGTAACATAGCGCGCTCCGTTTTCTACTGCACCCGCTGCATTGAGTGCTGCATTCGCAACGCCGCTGCCCCACGCCTTTCCTGCACTTTGCTTGCTGATCGCATCCGCCTCATCGTTCAGCCGCTTGTACAGCTGATACATCGCGTCCGCCTGTTTTTTGTTCGTCGTGCTCATCTTGTTGTACTGGTCATCGCCGTTGATACCGGCAGCCGCCAGTTTCGGGTGAGAAATCAGCCACGGCACCGCAGCCAGTTTTTCTCCTGCATTGCGGTTTTTCATGTCCATAGCGATCAGATACGGATACTGCTTTTGCATCCGGTCAATCTCGTTATTCAGTTCGTCATACCGCGCCTGTTTCTGCCCCTGCGTCTGATAGTTCTGACCAAACGCTGCATTCCTCGCCGTCTCAACCACCGGCTTGGAAACATTGGTCTTTCCACCGCTGGCTTTTGGCAGATACGTCGCGCCGCTGTCGCCATTGTATGTCATGCCGAACTTCTGACGAATGCGGTTGTTCGCCGCGTGCAGGCGCGTCTTTTCCGCTTCGTCCGATGTGTTGTGCCACGCCATGGAGTTGGCATTCAGCGTATCAATCGCTTTTTGCCGTTCTTCCTTCTCGTTCCATGTCTTGCCCGTGCCGGTTCGCCGTGTTGTCTTCGGCAGTGTCGTACCGGAAGATGCGGCATAACGCGAAGTGCGGCTTCGGGAGCTGTTCCCACCGGACAGATAAGTGCTTGCCTGCTTTGCCGTGGACGCTGTGTGCCGCGCCGTCTGGATGCCGTGATTGCTGTCCGCGCGCGGGTTTTTTGCGTTCCGCCGCGGCGTGCTTGCCTGTTTCTGCGTGCTGCGGTTGTTCGTTTTTGCGCTGACGGTCTGCTTCGGTGCGTTCTTGTGCGTCGCGTTGTACTGCTGAATCAGTGCCTTGTTCTGCTTCTGTTTTGCTTTTTCCTTGGCGTTCTTCTTTGCCTGTTCAAGCTGCTTTTTGCGGGAATTGCTTAATGCCATGTTACGCCTCCAAAATCAGAGAGGGGCGGTCGCCCGCCCCCAATGCTGTTTAGTAATAATTTGCGTTGTAAGTGCCTGCGCCGTATACCGAGCCAACAGGGATGCCAAGAACCGCCGCAATCTGCGCCGTAGCGCCGCGATTGCCCATGCCCTCCCAGAGTTTGAGGTAGTAATCACGCATAGCATTCTGCTGATCGTTCTTAAACGACTGGTCATACTGCGACTGCTGCATATCCTGTGCACGCTTGTTGTACGCAATGTTCGCAAGCGTCTGCTGTGCGTCGAGCGTCGGCATGCCGCCGGAATAGCCCATCGCGTTGTTATAGTTAAACAGATTGCCAATTGCGTTCTGTCGCATCTGCTCCTGCTGTGCAAGAATGTTCTGCTGTGCATTCGCCTGCTGCGCCATCAGTTCTGCAACGCTCTGCAAGCCCTGATTGGCCGTCGTATTGTAGGCGTTTGCCGCCTGATTTTCCAGATTGGCGAGGGCGTTCGCACGCGCCTGCTCGTTCTGGTTATACGCCGCATTGTAAGCGTTGTTCTGCTGAACCATCGAGCTTTCCGCCGCACCCTGACCGGAAATGCCCGCCGCCGCAAGCTGTTCGGGAAGATCGCGCTGTGCGGTTCGGTAGTTGATATATGCCTGCCGCGCTGCATCATCATAGCTCTGGTTCATCGTCGGCATCAGCTGTCGGTACTGCGCCGCTGCCTGTTCCGCCGCCTGTGTGTACGCATCCTGCTGCTTGGAGATCGCATCCTCGTAATACTGGTTGTACTGATCTGCATATTTCTGAGTCTGCCGCAGCTGATTGATATATGCCTGCATGGCAAGCTGGTTCTGATCGTCCACATACTGATTCAGATTAGCATTTGCCTGTGCTTTTTTCTGTCGTGCATCCGCAATAGACTGCAAATAGTCAATGTCGGTCGAGCCGCCGTTTACCGACTGCCAGAACGTGTTGCCGAGGTCGGTATTCTTGTAGTCCGCACTCGGAATTGAACTGTGATTGTTGTTCTGGTTTTTGAGCTGATTGTAAGCGTTCAGGCCGATATTAGCCAGTCCGCCGATCAGGTTTCCGGCTGCCGCAGCCGATTTACTGCCCGCAGTCGGTGCGCTCCATGTGCCCGTCTTGCCGTCATAGGTGTAGCCGTGACTGCTGTACAGTGCCTTGTTCTTCTCCTGCAGCGTTTTTTTCGTTGCTGCATCTGCCGTGTGCCACGCCTGCGAGTTTGCCTGCGCCTGTTTCAGCCAGTCCGGCGTAGAGGTTGCGCTGCTTGCTGTGCTGACCGTCGTGTTGTTTGACGAGCCGCCGGAAGAACTGCTGCTGCCGCGATTCGACGAGCTCGAAGAAGAACTGCTCGTGTTGTTCTTCTTTGTGTTTGCCGCAATGGTGTTCTTAATGCCTGTTCCCAGTACCTTTCCGATTGCGCCCCACGCACTTTTCGCCATATACTTTTCTCCTTTTCGTAAAATAAAAGCAGGTGTTTCCACCTGCTTTTTGTGTTTAGTTGTGTTTTACAACGTTCTCGTAGTATGCCGCCAGTTTGTCTTCCACTGCATCCTTGTCACACAGCCAAAACGACTTTGCCATGTCCGCGTAAAATTCATCATTGCCTACGCCGTGGCGCTCTGCAACCTCGCTGAGGTCGCTGTACACTGCGTTCATCGCAACCCAGAATTTCACCGGATTGCAGTTTATTCCGCGCCGCTGCATCAATTCCGTGGTCTGGTCCAGTGTCCAGTGTGCGCCGGTCGAGCCGTCGGCGTTCTTCATGCCGCGCACCCAGCGTTCCGCCATTTCACGGTTGAGCTTCGCGCCGCTGCCGCGTGCATAGCCGAGCTGTTTGTCGCTGCCGTGTGTCTTGTCCCCTACATACGAAGTATCCCCCATACGCATAGGTTCATCACGAAACCCAATCGGGCGCATACCCTCTTCATGGTATGTCGGCATCTCGTCATACTCGGGATATTCCGCGCTGCTGTGCGGGGCAAATCTGCCGTTGGAATAGCGCGTATAGCCGCGCATCTCCAGTTCTCTGCCGCCGTGGAATCGTTCGTCGTAGTAGCTCTGTGGCTCATCATAACCGTAAGGCTCAATATGATTGTACCGATACCGCACGCCGTAGTGCTGACGATCTTCGGGGTACGCCTTGCGGGTTCTCCATTCCTCCGGTGCAAAGTCGCTTCTGCGGTTTCGCTGCATCAGCAGCATCATAGTACCTCTTTTCATGCCGTCACCCCCTTACGTTGTCGGTGCAGTTCCGTTGATGGACCGCAGCGCGTTAGAGTGAGAGCAGCAGGAATTACCGAGCATACAGAAACTGCCGCCGCTGGACGAAGTGACAACGCGACACAGGTATTTGTGGCGGGTGTCCAGATTAAACACTGTCGCCTGAGCGCCGTTGCATTTCAGCAGCGGATACGTTACCGTTCCGTCCCCGATGGTGATTACCACCGGCGCGCCGATGATCGTTGTTGACGGAATGTTCTGCGCGATTACGATTCCGTAAACGCAGCCGTTCTGGTAGTCCCCCGCCGGAATGTTCACCGTCAGTACACCGCTTGTGTAAGTGACCGCCTGTGAGATACGCAGGTTCGGACACAGTTTTTGTACAGGCTTGCAAGCCATAACTATTCCCTCCTGTCAAAGGCAGGGGGATTGCTCCCCCTCCTGAATATCGTATCTCAGCAGCCGCAGGTGTTGCAGCCGCAGCCGGAAAACTGGTAAGGTGCCGGAACCGGGAACGCCGGTACCGGAGCCGGACGCAGAGCGTTTACAAGGTAGTTGTTCTGCGCCTCCTGAGAAGCCGCGAACTTGAGCGTCTGGTTCTCATTCTGGAGTGCCGCGATCTTCTCCGCCTGACGGGTGTTCTCCATCTGGTCGAGGCGTGCAATAATGCGGTCGGTGTCGTTGTGCGCAGTCTGGATAATGTCACGCGCATTGGTTGCCGCATTGTAGTTGGTCTCGCAGAAACCGCGCTCGATCTGACGCTGCGTGTCGCAGCAGCAGCTTGCCATCTGCGTACCCAGTGCGGTAAGACCGGCGGTTACGCCGTTAAAGCCGGTGTTCATGTTCTGGTTTACGCCGTTGATAAGCTGTGCATTCTGATAGCCAAGCTGGCAAATCGCGTTATCTACGCCGTGAAAGCCGTTGGAAACATTGTTGCCGAGGGTGTTAAAACCGGTCAGCATGCCGTTGTTAACGGCGTAAAAGCCGTCACAAAGGCCGTTCTGGATGCCAAGAACCGAACGAGACAGGTCGTTGAAGTTGAACTCGCTGCACAGGTCACTGCGCGTTACTGCACCCTGATAGCCTGCGCCGTTGCCGCCGTTGTTGCCCCAGCCCCAGCCGTTGCCGCCGAAGATCAGCGCAATAATCAGAAATGCAAAAATCCACGAGCCATTGCCGCCCCACATACCGTCATTGCCGCCGCCGTTGTTGTCAGAGCCAAGAGCGTAGCCGGTTGCAAAATCGTTATCCATTTGAAAATCTCCTTTTCAGTATATATTTGAACGGAACCGCGCGTATTCCGAACATGACAAATTCATGCCGGATTTTTCTTCAAGATTCCGTAACTGAAAAGGAAACCGTAAAAAATCGTCTGTTTTTTTACAGTTTCGTATTTACTTGATCTTCATGCCGAACTGCTGTGCAAACTGGTCGAGGTCGATTCCCCGCTCTTTGGCAATGTTCATCGCCATCTGCCGCAGTGCATCCGGGCTTTTCCCCTGCATACTCTGCATGAGCTGGTTCACCATCGGATTGTTTCCCGTCATCTGGTTCAGCATCGTCATAGGGTTTCCGCCGTTCCGCATCAGCTGCAAAACCTGCATCATCGGGTTATTCATCATGCTTCGGCCCTCCTAACTGGTCGCATAAGGTATTGAACCGTGCTTTCAGCTCGTCAAACTCGCCCCTCGCTACATAGTCAGGTTTTGGCGCATCCTGATCCTGCACTCTGCGGTACAAAGCAAAGTCCGCACAGCCGGTTTGCAGGTTTAATTGTTTGGTGTAGATTGCGCCGTGTGCCGTATCTGGCATGATAGTCAATGCGCCCGTGAAATCGGTCTGTACGGCACGCGCTTCTTCCACGCTTGCGACAGGCCTAACAAGGTGCTGCGGCGACTGTACAGGCTGCTGAACCTGCTGCTGTGGGTACTGCTGCGGCTGATACTGCGGCGTATAACCGCCGTATCCGTAAGGTGCTCCATATGCCATTAGCCCAGCACCTCCGTAACGTGTTCGCTGATGGACTTGCGCGCAGCCTCTTTGTATGCAAGATATTCCTCCAGATACTCCGTGTTGCCTGCTTCGCGGTAGTCCTCTGCAACGCGCCGAGCGCAAACAGGGTCGTAGCCCAGCAACTCAAGACGTTGTTCGTAACTCATAGGCGTTCACTCCTTATACTTTCAGTATAAGGCTTTTCACTGTCCCGAACCTGTCATAAAACTCGCAATATTTTACGTTTGATGCAGTTTAGCTTGCGGTACACGGTGCTTTCGCTCATATGCAGTGTAAGTCCAATCTCAACGATAGAACGCGCCGATGCCCTCATGTCGAACACGGCGCGTTCCTCGTCTGTAAAGTTGCATTCCTGCCGGAGGTATTCCACCTCCGGTCTTGTAAACTCCGTTAATTTCATGCGGTTATCCCCTTGTTATGGTGTCACCGCATATCTTTCCCCTCGTTTTTTCTCTTAGTCGTACAGATGTGCTCTGTCGTTGATAACCAGCAGGCGCAGCAGGTCGGTGCTCAGTGCCAGCTTGCCCTGATCGTCGCCCTGCAAAAAGCACTTGTTCACCAGCTTCTGCACGGTGTCTTTCGCCCACGCCGGGCATTCGGCAACGCTGTTGTATACTTTCTTTGCGCTTTCCGCTTTGCTGATCTCCTGCTTTGCGATTGCGCGGGTCTGTGCTTCCGTCATGTCTTCAACCTCTTTCTCTGTCAGCATGGTTTTGAACTTCTCCCACAACTGAGGATTGCGAATCCACGGTTCGGGACAATTTTTCCTCGTCACATCATAGTGACGGCACACGCGCGATACCGGCACATGGTACTTTGCCATCAGCGCACGGGTCAGCTTTGCGGCGTTCTGCATCGTCGCTTCGGGGATAACGTACACGCCATTCCGGATAACGCTGCACATCTCAATGCCGATGCTGTTCGCGTTCCGGCAGTCGTTGTAGTAACTGCCGCCGCGTTCCTTGCCGCAATGCCATGCCGTGTCGCTGTCCTTTACGCTCTGCACAACGCCGTTCGGGTCTACAAAGTAGTGCGCACTGGCACGCAGGCCGCTTTCTCTTGCAAAAAAATCTGCATTGTTCTGTGCCGTATCGCCGTTGTTCGCGGTGAAATGCAGAACAATCCAGTGCACAGGAAACTCTCTGCCCTTGCGGTAGTTGCTTGGGTTACAGCCCTTAAAAATGATTTTCATTTTTCCTCATCTCCGATTTTGTCCACTGCATCCTTTGCGGCGGAAAGTGCCTTTTGCAGCCACGCCGGGACAGGCGCACCGAGGGAAACCGCGTTCTCAACGATAGAGCCGAGTTCCGTCAGCGTGTACCAGACTACTACCAGAGGGCACAGTAGAACCGTATATTCAAACGGAAGCGTCACGCCCGGCAGATGGTCACAAATCATACCGATAAGCAAATCCGCGCCGCCTGCGACTGCAACCACTACGATGGAACCGACTTTGTGAAAAATGCCGTCCCTTGCCGCCTTACTCGACCATTTTCCTTTCTGCATTGCCGCCGCCGTGCCGGTCAGATAGTCCGCCGCCATCGCTGCCACAAACAGCACAACCAGCCAGCCGAACCACCCCCAAAGTGCGGTAAGCACCGCAATGCCCGCCGCAACAGCGGCTTTGAACTCGTTTACATTATTCATTTTATTCTCCTTTGCGCGTTTTCTTTCTCTTTGCGCGTATGAGTTACGCTGCCGTACCGCCATATTCAGCCGGTACCAGCTCCGGCATACCGCACTCATCAATCAGGATTTCCGAGACCTGCTTTTTCAGCTTCTTCGGCACCTGCTCAAACTCACACTTGCCGAGGATTACTCTCTGAGCAAACAACATTGCCATCATAATAACCGTCCTTTCAAAACGTTCTTTCAGTGTGTTGATAAACTTACGCATAGACGACTTCCGCCATCTCTGCGATACAATCTTCATAGAAACTCTGCTGATCTGTCAGCGCCGAAACCTGCTGTTTCAGCTTCGCGTTCTCTTCCTGCAGCGTCTCCACCGTCACCGGCTTCTCCGGCTCGGTCTCCGAATGTTCCGCGTCATACGCACTAAGCGCGTCCTGATTGACCGCCACCGCAGTAACCACGTTGTCCTCATCAACGGTTACTGTGCAAAATCCCTTAGTATCAAGGTACGCACTCAGCAATTCGTCCGGAAGAACGACGCAGTCATCAAAAGTCTGACCCATCGGGTTGCCGAGGTTTTCGCCGGTTTTTTTGATAAAATACATGCTTGTCCCTCCTTAACCGAGCGCAATAACTTTGTAGGTGACATTTCTTTCGTTTAACTGGTAGGTATTGTTGGAAGCATGATAAAATGACAAAGTTTTACCGCTCCATGTTAGCATTGCAAAAGATCGAGAGTATTCATATACACTTGCAACCGGTGAACCGTTCACCGCGTACATGTGATAATATGCTTCATTGGTATTTTGCACAAACACCATCTTTGGCACAAAATCAAACGTCAGCGTAGTCGGATTACTGTTTCCGTAAGTACCGGTGCCAACGTAGCTCATCTCCTGCACGCGAACCATACCGGCACCGCAAAGCTGCTCCACAATAGAGGGTGATGCGTCAGCGTAGACCGCTTCGCTGCCGCCGTCTGCTACCGCAACGAACTTGCCATTGCCGTAACAGACAGACTGCCAGTTTGCCGAACTCGGCAGCGTTGCCGCTGTCCATGTGATACCATCGGTACTGTACGCCGCTTTGTTTCTGTATTGTGCTACTGCAACGAACTTGCTATTGCCGTAACAGACAGATATCCAGGGTGGTAAACTCGGCAGCGACGCCGCTGTCCATGTGATACCATCGGCACTGTACGCCGCTTGGCCGTCGGTGTCTGACACAACAACGAACTTGCCATTGCCGTAACAGACAGACTGCCAGTTTACCGAACTCGGCAGCGTTGCCGCTGTCCATGTGATACCATCGGCACTGTATGCCGCTTTGATGCTGTATGGTGCTACTGCAACGAATTTTCCGCTACCGTAGCACGCAGACTGCCAATTTGCAAAACTCGGCAGCGACGCCGCTGTCCATGTGATACCATCGGCACTGTACGCCGCTTTGTTGCCGTCTGCCACCGCAACGAACTTGCCATTGCCGTAACAGACAGACTGCCAATTTGCAAAACTCGGCAGCGACGCCGCTGTCCATGTGATACCATCGGCACTGTACGCCGCTTTGTTGCCGTCTGCCACCGCAACGAACTTGCCATTGCCGTAACAGACAGACTGCCAGTTTGCCGAACTTGGCAGCGTTGCCGCTGTCCATGTGATACCATCGGTACTGTACGCCGCTTTGTTGCTGCCCTTTGCCACCGCAACGAACTTGCCGTTACCGTAGCAGACTGAACGCCAGTTTGCCGAACTCGGCAGCGTTGCTTCCTTAAACGCCAGCCCAAACTGCACATTGCTTAAATCCTTCGCCGCAGCACCAACCTGATCAGCCGTCACGTTATGCGGGTTGTTCTTGTTCGCGGTGTGCGTATTCAGATTGGTCTGCGCCGTATCTGCCGCGCTTTTTGCAGCGGCTGCAGCGCTGTTCGCCGCCTTAAACAGCGCACTGTGTGCACTTTCGCTTGTATTATGCACCGCAATCTGTCCGCTCACATCCGGTGTCGGAATCGCCGCGATCTGCTGATCGGTATACTTCTTTGCATTGGTCAAAGCAGTATCCGCAGCACCCTTTGGGTCAGCTCCCACCTGAGCCGCCGTTACGCCATGCGGATTGCTCTTGCTTGCAATATGTGCAGGCACACCCGCCAGCGCAGTATTAAAGTTGGCCTCATTGCCGGTATATCCGCCGTCAACTGCCGAGCTGTACGCGCTCTTGCCGTCCGCGCCGGTATCGCCCTTAGGGCCTTGAATGCCCTGTACACCCTGCGGACCCTGTTCACCCTGTACGCCTTGCGGACCGGTATCGCCCTTGGGTCCGGTCGGGCCAATTGGGCCGGTATCGCCCTTCTCACCGGGCAAACCCTGAATACCCTGTTTGCCCTGAGGACCCTGTTCGCCCTGCACGCCCTGTTCGCCCTTGGGGCCTTGGATACCTTGCGGACCGGTCGCGCCGGTGTCGCCTTTCTCGCCCTTGGGGCCCTGCGCGCCGGTATCACCGGTGTCGCCCTTCTCGCCCTGAATGCCCTGCTTGCCCTGCGGACCCTGCGGGCCGGTTTCACCCTGCGGACCCGCCGGGCCTTGGATACCCTGCACGCCCTGCGGTCCCTGCGGGCCTTGCAGCTTGCCGATGGAGTACCACATCAGATTGGATTCGGACCAAATATAGATATTCTCATCTGCACTGACCTGAAACGCACCGTCTGTACCGTTGGGGAACGCAGCTTCGAGCGCTGCCTTGGTAGGGTAAACGTCCTCAATCTCAAACGAGCGTCCGTCATCGCCCTTGTCACCCTTCGGACCTTGAATACCCTGCGGGCCTTGTGCGCCGGTCGGGCCTGGAATACCCTGCTTGCCGGTTGCACCCTGAACGCCCTGAACGCCCTGCGGACCGCGTGCGCCGGTTGCGCCGGTGTCGCCCTTATCGCCTTTGTCGCCTTTAGCACCGGCTTCACCGCGCGGACCCTGCGGACCCATTACGCCTGCCGGGCCCTGTTCGCCCTGAATACCCTGCGGACCTGCCGGGCCCTGTTCACCCTTTAGTCCCTGCGGACCTTGGTCGCCCTTTAATCCCTGCGGACCTGCCGGACCGGTCGCGCCGGTTGCACCGTCTGCACCGGTGTCACCCTTCGGACCCTGCGGGCCTTGTACGCCCTGCAAGCCCTGAATGCCTGCCGGACCCTGTTCACCGGTATCGCCCTTTGCACCGGTCGCGCCGGTCGCACCGCGATCACCTTTGTCACCCTGCGGACCTTGTACGCCCTGAATACCCTGCGGACCTTGTACGCCCTGCGGACCCTGCGGACCGCGCACATATACCGGAGACGGGATTGCACCCGCCGCACCTGCGCGAAAGCTCATGAGGCCGGTTGTCTGGTCTACCTCAGGGATAATCGCCGGACCCAAATCGCCCTTGTCGCCCTTGTCGCCCTTATCGCCTTTCTCGCCCTGAACGCCCTGCGGGCCGACAATACCATGAACAACCGTAACGCCGTCCGCATCTTCTACCGAGCCCTCCGCAAACTGCATCCTGCTCCTCTGAGGCAGCGCACGCCCGCCCGCATCGAGCACAACATGACCGCTTGAACCGGTCGCCTCGAAATTCACGCCGTCGGTTGACGTTTCGAGAACCTTGTCGCTGTTCAGTCGCAGATACAGCAGCGAATCGTCCGGCGCTTTCACCGTCACCGCGTCCTGTCCGGTCAGCCGGTTTACTTCGTCGATAACCTCGTTGACTTTCGGAATTGCCGTCTTGCCTGTCAGTCTGTCGAATACCGCCTTATTCTCTGCCGCCGTGCCGGTCAGCGTATCCGGTGCAGAGATAACGCCGTTCGCGCTGATCGTACTGTCTGAAATCTTTTCGATTGCCATTTACTCACCTCACACTCGTTCCGATGGTATACCGCTTGATAATGCCGAAGATACCGAACGCCTCGTTCATTGCATCGTTTTTCATTATCAGCTGCAATGTCTTGTATTTCTTTACCTTGCTGTTGAACGGGAGCACCTGCGGCGCATCATTGCTGTTGAACGTAAATCGGCTGAAATCAATATCCGTCCAACTGAAAATATCCGCGATGCCCTCGCGTATCTTACGTCCAAAATCGCGCTCCGTCCGTGCATACACCTGAATCGAGGAACGGGTATACGGCTTCATCATAACGCCGCTGCCGCGCTTTACCATGGTCTTATACGTCATAAAGTCGCCGTCATCGTCTGCCTTGGTGTGCCACTCTGCGGAAATGGCTGTGCTTCCCGTGATTTTGCCGTCCTCACCGAGCGTGCCGCCGTCCGAATACGCCTGCATGGTGTCAATATCCGTATTCAGTTTGCAGATACGTCCGTCCGATGTGCCGAAATACAGATTTCCCCTGCTTTCCATCATGCGTACCGCCGGGAAGTTGTTCCAGTAGTAGCACTCGTAAACGTAATCGCCGTAGGACTGCGGCTTGTACGCTACATTCTGGTTGGTATCGAGCACATAGGCGTGACCGTTTACCGCCAGCACATAATAGCCGTTCCAGACTACCGCGCAGGCGTTTTCCAGATGATCTTCCTTGGTCAGTGCCGCGTCTACATAGTAGGAACGGTTTCTTGCCACCTGCAAGGCCGTGATATTGCTGCTTGTCAGCGCAAACACACCGGTTCGGCTGAGGAATACCGGTTCTTCCGGCAGATACGCAAATGCGTGCTTTGCCACTGCACCGGCACCGGCGGTCGCTCTGCGTACCGGAAACTGTACTGCGCTTGTGTTGTCGTTAATGCTGTAACCTCGGAAATAGATGGTGGTCTCGCTGCGGTCGTCCGACTTGACGATTGCCTGACTGTCCGAGATTGCCGTATAGCCGACGATTGCCGCGCCGTCCGCGCCCACCTTGGTATAGGAGAGGTCAGAGAAGTACAGAGGGTTGTTGCTCTCGCAGCGCCAGTCTGTGTCCTGTGCGTCCGGGTTGCCGGAAAGAAACACTCTGTCCTGCGACTTGCCGCCGTAGATGCCCGCGATAGTACACTTGATGATTTTGTCCTTGTACCCTTCCACCGTCTTTACAAATGTGATCGTCACATTGTCTTTGCCGGTGATAGAGGGCTTCGGCGGTGCGGTCGTGAATTTGACCTGTCCCTTCTTGCTGTCCAGCGTGTATTTACTGCTCTCCCAGACCTTACCATCCACCTTGACCTCTGCAACGCTTTCCACATCGGTTGTGTCAAGCTGATATACCGTTGCCGAGCCGTCCGCGCAGAACTCGTTCTTGCGCTTAGCGGACAGCAGGTTTACATCTTCAAAGCTCGTGCCGCCGCCTGTCGGCTTGTTGGCAATGGTAGTAGTCGGAACGTAAGCGTCCGCTGTTGCGTCCTTGGCGGTCTCGCCGTCGAACACAAGGTACTCGCCGCCCGTCAGCACATAGATTTTGTCGTTCAGCGTAAACGACGTGCCCTGCTTGTTCGTCAGTCCGCTTTTCAGCTCTGTTAAGGTGTTCTCCGTCCACTTGTACAGCCGTGTGCCACCATGCACAAGAAAGTATTCTTTGCCCTTGATAATGCCGCGATACAGGCCGTTTACCGGCTTTTCGACATTCAGCAGCACGCGCCATCCCTTGCGCTTTTCGGGAAAGCCGCCGCTGTCCGAGATCAGGTTTACCGTACCGGAAGCGCCGCGTGCAGAATCAACCTGCGTCGGGTTGCTTGACAAATCCACGCCCTTGAACTTGGAATACTCGGTCTTGTACTTTTTCGGGGAATCGGGAATCTTGTATGTTGCCATTTACACCCACCCCGTAACCGAGCGCCACGCGCCGCCGCTCGAAGTCTGCTGTCTCCTGCTTGCAAGCATCTGCTTTACGTTCTCGTATTCGTTCAGATACTGCGTCGCCATGGAAATATCATCTTCCTTGAACACCTCCGCCGCGATATACAGCGGAATTGCCCGCTGTGCCTCCTCCGCAAGAGAAAAGGTCGTGTCGCCCGGCGTGTCCTCGGTGATCTCTTCGGGATATGCCTCATACCAGATAACGAGCGTTCCCTGATACTCTGCCGGTAAATACAGCTCGTCCATGCCGTCAAACTGATAGTCGTTCACGCGCTCAAACGTGTTGTTTTCGCCGCGAATGGTCAGCCGGTCGGGGCAGAACCGCATGAAATCCGGTGCAAGCTCCTTAAGGTGATACAGCCGGTTGCCCTTTGCATCATCGTCCGGCAGCTCCACTTCCACGGATTTGTAAATCGGCATGACCTCGGCAAGGTCTACCATTGCAAACCATGCCGCGTGCGGCATTGCCCGTACATAGTCCGCCACATCGGGCGAGGTCAGCGCGGTTTCCGTGCCGTAGTTTAAGCGCGAGAAAATCTTGTCCAGCGCCGCTTTCTGGATTTGCTCCCATGTCATTCGCTCACACTCCTTTCAAAAAGGAAAAGGCGGGGTTTCCCCCGCCCCTTGTCTTTACAGTTCGGAAGCGTTCGTGAGGGAGTCGCCAACGATGGAGATTGCACGCCAGTCGTTGAAGCCCGCGCCGAAACGCGCACGACCTGACCAGTAGTTTGCGTCGGTGTTCTCGTCCACCGAGGAGCGAACGGTGAGGCTTACGCGGTCAAGCCACGGCATGCACATCGCGTCCTTGTTGTAGTCGGAATCCATCAGCATGAAATACTCCTTGCCGCCGATGGTCTTCGGCAGGTAGTTCCATACCAGTACGTTCCACAGGCCGACCTGAAAGTTGAACGCATTGTTATTGGTGTTCGGGTCAAGCTCAGAACCGATAGCCGCGAACAGCGCACGCTTGAGCTTGCCGGAGTTCGGGATGATGATGGTATCCGGCTTGATGTTCAGAAGGTTGCCGTCGTCGTCGCGGATGTCCTGCATCTGTTCCTGTGCCGCATCCAGAATTTCAGTGTACTTGTCCGTACCTGCGGTGTACTTGAAGCGGTTGGACTGGTTCTTGTAGCCCTTGGTTGCCGAGCCGTGCGCGGTGGAGAACAGGGAAACACCGTCCGCCGAGGTGGTGTCGTACTTCTTGCCGCCGAAGGTGATAGAGGTGCCGATGCCGCCCGCAATCATGTCTGCCGCGTACTTCTCGCGGGTACGGTTGTAGGATGCGCCGAACTTGCGTGCGCGGCTCTCTGCGAGGTTGAACTTGCTGTCCTCGATGAGCTCGCGGGTGACTTCAAAACGGCTCTTCCAGGTGGTCGGCTCGATGATCTTGGAGTAGCCCTCCTGTACAGAGGTCAGCGGATACGCGCCGTTCTCGCCAACATCCTGAAAATCACCCAGCGCGGTTGCCGAGGTGTACTTCTCCGCGTAGTTATTGGTGGTGTCCATATAGAACACCTTGTCGATCATGCTCTGCTCCTGAAAGCTCTCTACACGATCTGCGATAATCGCCTTGATGGGGGCCTGCGACTTGCCGAAAAAGGAATCGGCAACGCCGGAAGCCTCAGAAAAAGTAATGCCTGCCATAAATTATCTTGTCTCCTCTCTTTTTTAGGCGGCAACCGCTGCCGGCTCAACAAACACGCCGGTAACGGTCGAGTTGGTGGTAGCGCCGTCGGTGGTAAGCACCTTGAAAACGCCCTTGGTAGCTGTTGCGGTAACGGTCAGCGCATCAGCCGCCAGAGTGACAGCCGATCCGACGACGGTCTGCGCAACGGTTGCGGTCGAGGTGGTCTCAAATACGATGTTGTCGTTTACCTCGATAGCCGGGTAATTGCCGTCCTCGCGCTTGGGACCCATGATAATGTGGGTCGGCTTGACGGAAGCGGTGCCCTTTGCCAGAGCGCCGGAAGTCAGAGTAGCCGCCATGCCGAGGGTCAGGCCGTCCGCGCCGGGAAGGTAAACGAATGGGGACACATCAGCCACACGGCGATATGCGATCTTAAACATGAAAAAATCTCCTTTTACTTGTATTTTTTGAACTTAGCCACAAGCTGTGCGTGGGTAAGGTTCGGAAATGCGTGCTTCATCATCTGCATTTCCTGCGGGTCGATTACAATATCGTCACCGCCCGCATTGCCTGCTGTGGTGGTCAGGTGGCTCTTGCCGTTGACATTGTTCATGGCCTGCTGCTTTGCCGCTGCTGCGCGCTTGCCGGTCAGCTGGTCAAAGTTTGCAAGGCGGAACGCGTCAACGAGCGAATAGCCTCTGTTGACGTACTCGTTAAAAACGGGTGCGTTCGGGTGGTTTGCCAGTGCAGCAACGTCAGTAATGGACGGGTCAAGGTGGGAAATCTCCTTGATTGCCTCGTTCATCTGCCGCTCGCCCTCCTCCATCTGCACACGGTCAAGCACTTCCTGCGCCTGTCGGACAGTGGGGTTGTTTGCGATCATCTGATCGAGCATGGACGGGTCAAGCCCTGCCTGCTGCATCTGGTCGCGCTGATATGCCTGCTGATACGCCTGCAAATCAGCCTCAGAGGTGATCGGCTTGTTGGTGTACGGGTCAAGCTGACCCTCGTACATCTGCCGAATGACCTCATCCTTTGCCGCCTGACGCTCCTGCTGAATGCGCTCATTAAACTGCGCTTCCGCTCTGCGTCGTGCAGCGGCAAACCGTGCGTTATCTTCCGCACTCTGTACTCCCTCGGGTGCAGCTTCGGCGGTCTGCTGCTCGTTTTCGCCTGTATCCTCGGGTCCGATGGACGCAGTTTCGGCGGTTTCCTGCTCGTTTACGCCTGCCTCGGTGGTTTCCACTTCGGTTTCCATAATTTCTTCCATTTGGGTGTTCCTTTCCGGATTTTTACGCTGTTCCATGCGATTTTGGGCATAAAAAAACCGCCCTTTCGGACGGTTCCGCTATTCCCTTTTACTTGCCGCTCTTAGAGGAGCGCAGATCGCCGCCGGTCTTAACGGTCGGCTTCTTGGTCTTGCTCTGCTGATACAGCGCTTTGACCTCCATGCTGCCGGAGTTCTTCACCTTGCCGGCCAGAGTTGCACACTTTGCCATATTATTTCACCTCCTTTACTATCTGCTTATAGTTTGGGCACTGCGGATTTTTGCAGATAAGCACGAGCTTACCGTCTACAGTGTCCGTCTTCGTGTCAATCTTACAGATTGGACATACCAATACTGCCGCCTCCCTCCTGATAACTCGGCATATCATCCAGATTTACCGCCTGTGTCGGGTCTGCAATCTCGGTCGGCATGCTCTGCTTCATCATTGCCTGCTGCTGTGCCATCATCTGCTGTTGCATCTGCTGCTGTTCCAGCCGTTCGGAAAGCTGCTGTTTAACTTCGCTTGCCAGCGGGTAGTGCAGCCCCTCCATAATCGTCCAGAACGTAAGCAAACTCTGCATATCGGTCGGGTCACCAAAACAGCCGTTTTCGAGGTTCATTCTCGCCTCCTGCCAGAGGTTTTCACGGTTGCCCGCAAGCGGCGCGGTCTGGTCTACCGAAAACAGAAACTCATCGTTCCAATACGGCTCGCCTGCCTCATCCACCTTAAGGAAGTCCATTTTGTTAAACGTGCCGTACATCTGCGTGCCGTTGGTATCCTTGTAAACCATCGGGCGCGGCTCATCACTGTACGCCAGCAGGAACTTAAACATAACCTCGAACAAATCCGCATAGGCGGCATTCTTCATCACCTTGCGGCTTTCCAGTCGTCCGGCGGTCTGTGCCGCCGCGAACTGCTTCGCCGTGCCGGAGGTTGCGGTGCTGTCCTTGCGTCCCTGAAAGCTGTCCGTAATGCCAATCAGATTACGCATTGCCGTGTAGGTGCTGTCCTCAAACGCCATATCGCGGCTGATATCCGGCTGCAAAGTCAGCACATCAATCATCGCTTTTTCTTCCGCACCTTCAATTTCCAGCACCTTGAACTGTTCGTCCGTGCGTCTGATCTGCTTGCCTTTCGGCAGCGTCACCACCGAGCCGCCGCCCAGCAGCTTTTGCGAGATTGCGCTGTCGAGCTTGTTTACAAGCATCTGCTGATCCCGTATCATGTCCACGTCCGAGGACCCTAACAGCTTACCGATAACAGACACATTGCGCCGCAGTACCACCGGATACACGTCCGGCTTGTAGTACGGGATCATGTCGTTTTCCTCGTGCTGTGTAACGGTTGGGTTGCCCATCTCATCAAGGCTGATATCCTCAACCATCTTTGTCATCGGGATACCGTTCTCGTCCGTCCGCGCAAAGTCCTTGACGGTTTTCTGTTCGCCGTTCTTGCTGCCACAGTACGGGCAAGTATCGCCCTGCATATCCGCGCCGCACTTGCTGCAAGTCTTAATGCGCCGCGCCTGATAGTCTTCCATGTATTCCAGCAGTACGTCATTGCACCACGCCACGCGCCCAATGCCGCCGTCAGCGTTGCGGAAATATCCGATGTTCTCCGTCACCAGATCATCTACCACGCTTTGCTCAAAGCCGCGTGCGTCCGGCTGCTCCTCGTCCTCGGCGGATACGTCCTTGCCGTACTTCTTCTTGATGTACTCTTTCGACTGTGCCAGCTGAATAAAGAAGTAATCCATTTCCGGGATACTGTAAACGCCCGGCTGCGGAATAAACTGTTTCGGGTGCAGCAGAGACACCGACAGTGCGCCCCGCGTGGTGTGTGTCCGCTTGGTGTTGTCCCACTCGACGAGGAACAAGTCGCCGCCGTGCGTCGGCGTGGTGCGCTCGTCCTGATCGTTTAAGCGCTCAAACGGCAGGCGGTCAAGCTCGTTTCGGATATAATCCTCAATCGTCTTTGCGAGCTGTTCGTCCTCCTCGTGTCTCGGCGTGACCTTAGGCGTGGGAATATCGCTCGATACTTCCGCCTCAATGATCTCCGCTACCACGTTCCGCGCCACTACTGCATCTTGCGCTTTCTGGTTCTTGCCGTGCACCTTGTCGATCTTGTGCGTTCCCCGGTAGATTTCTTCCCGCTCGACCATCAGATCAAGTTCCGGCTGGTACTTGCTTCGCGCCTTGCTTAGCCTGTCCTGCCACTTCTTCAAAATCTGTTCGTCGCTTTTTCCCGTTTTATCAAACGGATTTTGCATTATATCACCTCATTTTCAAAACGGATTGCCCCATTTAGATAATAAGTACTCCTTGCCGCTCTTGTCGGCGTTGTAGTAATCTTCGTACATGTCATCCGTCCACTTCGCCCGCTTGCCTCTCGGCTTATCCTCGGTGTAGCTCTGCTGTGTGCGTGCATAGTAGGCGATAGCCAGCGCCATAACACAGTCATCGTGTGCGCCCTGCTCCGCCTCTGCTCTACCCTTTTCGTTGCGGACAAACGTCAGCATTTCGCCCAGCGTGTCCGCGTCGTTCAGCAGCTCCACGCTCTCGCGCACCACCTCAACCAGTCCGGCGATAATAACCGGCCTCGTAACGCTTGTGGTTTTGAAGCCGTAGCTGTCGCGGGGTCTGTGGGTGTAATTGTCCTCGGTCTGCCGTACATACTGCTTGGGATACCGGAGCCGCTGCAGCTCCTTGATGGGGTAGCTGCTGTAATTGGCCTCTATCGCAATCAGCGCCTTGTTGTAGTAGATGCCCAGACAATACATCTGTGCCGCGTATACATCCTCATCGAACTGGTGCCGCAGCGTGCAGACCTGCCGCCCTGTGGTGTTGTCCAGCACCTGCCCCACAAACCAGTCTGAGCCCTCGCCGGAGGTATCCCCGCCGATCACATACGGTACGCCCTCGCGCCTGTCCTGATAGATGGAGATATAGCCGTCGTCAGCGTCTACCCACTTAATAGATCGGTCATCAATCCGTACTTGATTGGCTATGCTGTCGTAGGTGGTGGAGTATGCAAAGTACCCTCTGCGTTCCGGATGCGGCAGCTCTGCCAGTCTGCCGTTGACCTTGGCCGCGTCAAAGATTGTCTTGCCGATAACGCCCCATTGCCCCAGGCAGTACACCTGATAATAATAAGGGTCGCTGTCCTTGTACCCCTCAAGCGTCCGCTTGTAGTCCTCATCAAGCCATGCATTATCCTTGTATGTGGTCTTGAGCGTCACCGCCCGCGGGTCTTTGCGGTCAAAAAACCGCTTTTTGAGCCAGTGCAGAACGTTGATCGGGTTAAATGAAAGCGTAATCTGTCCGTGTATCCGCTTGCCTCGCAGACGGATATCAAGCTGATTAAAGTCGGCTTCCGCAATCTCGCTTGCCTCCTCAATCCATATATCGGTCAGCTCGCCGCGCGGGAAAGTAACCGACTTGATTTTTTCCGGGTCGTCCAGACCCTTAAAAATACAGGCGTTGCCGGTCAGCCTGCACACAATTTTTAGATCGGTAACATCAAACAGACTATGCAAGCCCCAGCCGTTAATGACCTGCTGCAGCAGCGCAAACGTACTCGTTCGGTTTGTGTCGCCTACCTTGCGGACCACAAGCACATTGCAAAGCGGCTTGCTCATCATGCGCACAATCAGCCGTTGTGCTGCAAATACAGACTTACCAGAGCCCGCGCCGCCGTACAACACAATATAACGGTGCTCGTCATCGTCCAGCAGCGGCAGATACGCCGCATTAAACGCCCGCTTGGGAATATTAACTTGCACCCGCCGCACCTCCTAATTGTACAAAATGCGTATTTTGCATAATAAGCAACGCCGTCCGTCTCGCTCCTCGGTATTTACCCCGAGTTTTCCGGCACTCAGCCCCACAAAAACCCTTGATTTTGCAAGTCGTAAAGTACGATCCTGCAAATCAGGGTAAAAAAACAGACCTGCACCGCTGTTACGCGGCTGCAAGTCCTCAATCTGTATCTGTCATATCGTCATCATCGAGCAGCTTAACCGTGATCGTCTGCGCTCCTACAATCTCCCGGCGCTCGATAAATGCGCCAATGCTCCGTGCGCGCAGCTCAGATGCTTTCAGGCGGTCTTTTATGTCCGCCTTATCATTACGCATGGTATCGCTCCAAAACGCGTTAATCTCCGCCATATCCGCCACACGGCCACGGTCTAACAGTTCGTCGCGGTCTGAAATGTATTTGCTTAGTTTTGCTAAGTTTTGCGCGCCTATCGTGTGGTGATTATCTCCCTTGTAACCGGCAAGCCGTGCCGCCTCTGTAGCTGTCTTGCCTTGCTTGTAGTAATCAATCCATGCCCGCTGTTTCGCGGTCAGCTTGTCCATACTCTCACCCCTTACTTATATATAGACACAAAAAAGCCGCCCCGGTTGCTTGGAGCGGCTTTTGTCTGCCTACAATATGTTACTTGTCCATGTCTGCCGTTATCAGCTTATATACATAGCTGTTCAGGCTCTCGCCCTTGCTGGCTGCATACTCCTTAATGCGTTCGCGTTCCCCCTTGGGTACTACGATATTAAGCCGATCGTATGCTTTCGCGTTATACTTATTACTCGCCCGTGTTCGTGCGTTTGGGTCAACTGCCATGGTATCACCTCCCTGTTATAGTGTACCACAGCCGTTATCATTGCTCAATTATACAATTTCACTAAATATCATTGCTCAATTATGTTTACTTTACCTATTGCGTATCATTGCTCAATGATATATACTGTAATCACAACAAAGGGAAACACAAACCACCGAAAACAAAATGGAGGTACACACCATGTTAAACACTAAGACCCTTACCGAGAAGAAAACCACAGCGCTCACCATCTACAAGGCAGCCAAAGCCGCTTACCGGCAAGTACGCCAAGCTCCGCGACGATCTGCGCAAGGTGTACGAGATCGGCAAAGCCGCAGCCGCACAAGTTGAGGACGGCGGCACCTGCAATTTAGATGCTCCCTCGCTCCTGCTCCCGCGCTGGCAGTCCGCCAAGATTGAGCAGGCTTGCAAGGAGGCCGGATGCGGCTGCTTTGAGTGGAAGTGCTTTAACCGTCGTTGGGTTATCTGCTTCCACATTCCCGGTCAGGCATACAAGCGCGAGACCGCTGCCGAGGTAATGACCAAGGCGCTTGCTGCTATGGGCTATGATGCCCTTACCTACTGCGCTATTGACTAACCATCTTAACCACACCCGCCCCGGAGGTCACGAGGGCAGAAAGGACTTACCATGGTACGCATCACAAAAGCAGAATACGACCGCATCGGCAACGACTACAAATCCACCTATCAGGATTACCAAGGTAATCACCCCGAATGGGTTGGACGCCGTTGTGCATTTCTTCCCGGATACGGTACTATCTTATTCATTGAGGGTGTCAGCTTTGAAATTGTTTAATCTCCCGTCCGGCTCATGCACCCGCAACGGAACATATAAAAAACAGCTTGTCACCGCACCAAATCAGCGGTACAATATACATAACAGGAGGTAACAACAATGACCCTTACCAAAGAGCAGCGCGACCGTATCGCCGCAGTCGCAGAAGAATATGATTTTGATTACGCATGCATCGCAGTCCGCAAGCAGGAAGAGCCATTCGCACTCGGTGAGATCGACCACGTTTCCCACATCTGGGACAACGGCGAAGACACCGGCGAGGAACTCAACGGATTATGCGGTATCAAGGTAAACGCGCTGGATGATTCCGCGCGCTATAATGGTGACTATTTCGGTCGCCACATCGCCGTTATCGCGGGTAACTCTTACGAGTACGGCGAGGACGCAGGTGAGGTTATTATTTCCGATCCTGTTGTTATCTCCATCATCGCATAGGGAGGCAATGCCATGCCAACAAGAGCACCCAGAAAATGCATCTCCTGCGGTGGGGTTTTCCTGCCGCAGTACGATGATCAGGTAAAGTGCCCGGATTGCGCCGCAAAAAGCATTAAGTCCACCATGCGCCCGCGCACCTGCCGCCAGTGCGGCAAGGTGTTTGATGGTGGTCCGCGTGCGTGGTACTGCCCGGACTGCCGCGCCGAGCGCCAGCGCGAAGCAAACCGCCGTCAACGCGAGAAAGGCACCGTGCGCCCTCTTGGCTCCACCGACTTGTGCGAGGTATGCGGCAAGCCGTATATCGTCAAGTCAGCACGCCAGCGCTATTGTCCGGACTGCGCCGCCGAGGCGGTCAAAGCCGCCGATAACGCCCAGGGCCGCGCCTATATGGAGGACTACCGCAAGGAGCGCATCCGCCACACCGACCGATTTTGTAAGGTCTGCGGCGCTGAAATTCCGCCAGACAGCCCGGAAAAGTATTACTGTTCCGATGCCTGCCGCCAGAAAGCCAAACAGGAGAGCCAGCGCAAGACGGACAGCAAGCGCGGTATAACCGCCGCCCCGCCGAAGTTCGTTCCCTTTCCCAAGATCGTGGAAGCACATGCTGTCGGCTATGTTCTCCCGCCGCTGTTGCAAGCCGACGGACCATTTGAGATCGTAGAGCGCTATCGCAATGAGGACGGAGAAACCCGTTTCCGCGCACGCTGCAAAAAGTGTGGCCGCGTGATTGACCGCTCTCAAGTGTACTTTTACTCGTCCGAGGTAAAATCATGCGGTTGCGAAAGAAACCTGCACATAGGCGCAGGTAAAGCCATTTCGGCGGCGCACGCCAAAATACCGCACATCTGCATGATGTGCGGAGAGCATTTCACCGGCGGCGCGCGGTCTAAATACTGTCCTGCTTGCCGTAAAAAGCATGTAGCCGAGTTGAGCAGAGACTACTTCCGCCGTAAAGCCGGCTGGACCGAAGAAGAAATCCGTCTCGGCCACAGAATTAAATAGCATGACAAACCCCGCTCACCTTATGGCTTTGGTGAGCGGGGTTTCCCATTATACGACTGTTTCGGTTCCGCAGGACTTGCACCTGCTTTCAGCAACTATGCAAACCGGTATACCTCCACAGGGAGGTATGAACGCTATCGTCGCGTCTGTACGCCGGGCTTTTACCGGTGATCTCTCAGCTGTCCAGAACGGTTGTATGAAATCCAGAAAGGTAATAACCTCACTTTCGCAAGTTTACTTGTGTTTCCGTCCTGATGATTAGGTATGCTTACAAGAGATAAGCAGCTGGTGCTCTTTCGCGGCGTGTACTTAGCCGCCCGAAAGCGCCGTATCGGCTTTGTAACTTTGTTAGCAAACTGGTGTTTTGCTCTCGGCTCACTAAGTCCGTGTGAGTGCTTATCCAGTAGCACTCTCCCTCTCATTATGGGCTGTTCGGCGTTGCTCTCCGTCGTGTCGCAGTTGCTATCGGTCTGTAATCCGGCTGATTTCCTCGTAAGGTTACAGCGGGGAGCGACCCCGGTTGCGGCGTGCCTGCAAGCACCCGCGAAACTCTGCCGAACTGTTGCAGCAGTCCAGCATTGTTCGGAAACAGTGCTCGTCTTTCCGAGCTGTCAGAATATTATCGTCCTCGTTGGAGGCGTTGTGCTCCCTCCGCCTCATGCAGCTTCGGGAACAGATTGCCTTGCACGTCGTCCACCATGCAAGGCTTGCCAAAGTCCGCCACGTTGCCCTTGGCTAAAAAGATTCCATGCGTTACCCGTCCGGCCTCGCGCAGCCATCCGGGCATGTTTGCGGTGCCTGTCGCCCGTAGGCACCGCATTCCATTCTCATTGTAGCGTAAATGTTATTGCTCCGTCACCCTCATGCAGGCTTTGGAGCATATCGGCGTGCCGCGCAAAAGACACGCCGAAAGAATAGAAAGGATAATCAATGCCTTCGTTCCGCGAAAGGCGTTTTGCTCCTCTGCCCTCATGCAGACTTTGGAGCAGGTCAGCGGCAGGTCTCCCCACCGCTTTAAGTAGGTATTTGGGGTTAAACAGAAAGGCTTGTCACCCGTCAGCCCTCACGCAGGCTTCCGGGCGTGTGCCCGCCTTTCGGCGGGCTGAAAGCGGAGGAACGAAACTCCGTGATTCCGCCCTTTAGGGCTTTTATCACGATATCATTATACCACCATGTTTAGTATTATTGTGTATTGTGTTTTCCACAATGTTATGCACAACCTGTGCGTATCCGTTCCACTGCCTGTAAAGCTCTTACATGCATTTCGCCCTTCACATGGGATTCGCTGTAATTCTGGTTACGCGCCACGTCCCTCCATTTGCATCCGTTTACATACCGGTCGGTTAGCAACGTCCTGAGTTCGTTGCTCGGAACTTTTGCGATCGTGCTGATAATCTCAGCCCGCACCAGCGCAAGCCGCTCCTGCTCTCGTTTGATTTGATTGTTCAATTCAATGTACGCATCAGCCTTGTTTGCAGTAACATCACCGCCACCGCCCGGCGTTTCCTTAATAGTCGCCGTTGCACTCGTCGCTCGTGTCCATGCTTTTACACGAGCGTTTTCCAACGACGCAATGTTGTTCTCGATTCCTACGGCACGCAAAAGCCATTCTTTAGTCGTCGTGTGCCACTACCTCCTCCATACCATGCTGTGTATATCGCCTGCGGCGGCTGATTCTCGCCGCCTTGCGGACGCAACCCACACCTGGTTCACATCCGCGCGATTTCCCCGTGTCGATTAAATAATGACACGCCCATAGCTTATACCCTTGGCTTGTACCCAGTACCCGCCAGTATGCGCACCCAGCGCATTCGCTTTTCTTTTTCATGCTAATGCTATTCCATTCTCCCGCAGTTCTTCAATCAGATCGTCGATTTTAACGTATTTTCGGGCGATGCTGTCTGCGAGGTAGTTTGTTTCGTCCCATATCCGCCGTAATCGGTCATAGTCGTACCCTTCTTTATCCCGTAGAACGCTAAACATAATTGCCCATGTAGACGCAACCGCCGTGTTCGTTGCGTCGCGTTTGGCTTTTTCTATGTCACCCTGCGTCGCCGGTATTCGGTATGGGTTGACTTTCTTTTTCTTCGCCATTTCCGTACCTCCAATTTTCATACCGCCGCATCTCGTCCAGATACTGTCGCATCTCCGCGCTATACCGCTTCACTCGTCCATCCGCTCCAACATATCAAGGTACTTTCTCGCCATCGCCGCCACCTGAATTGCCTCGCAAGCCGCCGCTTCGGCGTACTGTTCAACGAGATCCACATGCTGCGCCGTCGGGATACCGTCACGGATACGGTGCCAAAGCTGCTCCATCGCCATCTCGATACTGTCGCATTCTTCCCGCAGTTCCTCGGCTTCCTCCGTAATGATTGCCCATCCTTCGTGCTCCGAGTGGAACTGCGGAAAACGCTCATTTGCGCTTTCCAGTTCCTTTTCAACGAGCATCTTTACGTCTTCACTTACTGCATTCATTATTTTCTTCCTTTCAAACACAAATCATCGGCGGGTGCGGAATCTCCGTATCTACCGGTCTCCACAGGTGCAGGCAGTACGGATGGTTGTTTATATACTCCGACTTAGGCGGGTGGAACTGCATAACGCGCTCATCCTCGCCGAAAAACATATCCTTAATAGCGCACATCTCGTCCCACGTCGGGCAGCACTTGCGCTGTGCAGAGCCGGGCGAAACGCTGACGTGCTCCCATCCCATGCCGTTGCTTGCGATCACCCGGAACGACTTGCCGCCGACATACACCTTGAAAACACCGTTTCCGCTGTCGCCGGTGCATCCGTAAAACTCGCGTTCTCTGTCTTTCAGTCGGAACTTGTCCAGCTTGTGCAGGTCAATCATACAGGTTCACTCCTTCAATCTCCGCACGGATTTCCAACGTATACAGATAGTCAGACATGTGCTCACGCTGTGCTTTTAGCAGCTCGATAGGGCATTTCAGCGTAAAATCAAGCGTGCCCGCCGCGTGCTTAACAAGTAGCCGATTCAGCTTTTCATAGCGTTCCTTCGTCTCGTGGTACTCGCGCTTCATGCGCTCCTGCCATGTGTCCGGCGTAACGCCCATCTGGGCGGCGATTTCAGCGATGGTCATTGTGGTAATCCTCAATCACATCAATACCGTATTCAATCGCGCACTCGTTCTCGATACGGCAACCGCGATACTGTTCCCAGTCTTTCGCAAAATACGCCACATCAGCCGTTGACAGCAGTTCCAGCGACTTAGCCAGATACCAAAGCGGACGCGCGTCATGTGGCGCGTTCTGGAAAAACGAATCAATCACTTCCACCGGCTCACCGAGTTCACGCTCTGCGGATTCGATAGCTTTTGCGCGGACTGCGAGAATTTCTTCGTCCGTCTTGTCCTTCATAGGCTGAGAAATAAATAACTTTTTCATTCTTCCACCCTCTCATACGTCTTTGCGAACACATCCGGTTTACACGGGTAGTATTCGCCGTTTACGCCCTTGATGATGTAGTCGCCGACAGATGCGTAAAGCATTCCCTCAAGAGTGCTTATCATCAAGTCGTAAGCAATAACCAAGCCGTCCGCGCGCTGCTTTTTAGCAGTAAAAAGCGCACTGTGAGTGCAGAAAGCACGGATTTCCTCTCGGTTCTCGCCTGTCCACCGGACTGCCTCAATCGCAACAGGTTTCTTGCGGTACTTCATTCCGTTCCTCCCATTCCTCGCACTGATCATCCTCTAACCGGAAATCCGCCCGGTGCTCGCTGTCGCCGTTGCAGCATACACCGCAGAACGGCTCGTACCATTTGCAATCATTGCAATGATTCATATTCCAAATCTCCGTTTCGTGACCGCAATCGGAAACTCTTCAATCTCACTCGCCCACAGGCACGAGCCTTTTCCGTTAATCTGTTCCCAGATAAGTGGAAACCCGCCGATACCGTCAAACAGGCTTGCCATAGTGCCAACATGACCGAGCTGCATACACAACCGATAAAGCACAAATCGCCAGGGTGGGAGTGCGATAGAGTTACCGAGCGCCTTGTATCGTGCCGCGTCACTGCTTTCCTTGTGGCGTTTGCCTTTTGTGTCTACCCATTCGCCGATATCCGTCCAGCCGTCCGGGTAGCCTTGTAGGCGTTCGCATTCGAGCGGGGTAAGGCGGCGGACAGTTGGTGTGCTGATTACGCGCCCAAATGTATCACAACGTCCTACGCCCTTATAATCCCTTGCACACAGTGTGCTCGTTTGCTCTTTTCCGTCTAATGTGGTCGGAGTAATAATCGCCATCGGGTCGTGCATACAGTTCAGCGTCTGGCAAACGTCCGGTGTTAAGTGGTTGGCAATATCGCCTTGTCCATTACCAATGCAAATCGGTACATTGTTTCCACCAGTTCCCATTCTTGCAGTCAGAGCAGGTGCAGTCCCGTCATAAATCCGTACTGCCTCGGAGCGGTGCTGTATGTCGTAGCAGGTGTCATTGACCAAAATTGTACGTCCTGCTCCGGTGGCTCCCGATGTATGGCAAGGGTCTCCAAGTTGCGGATTGCTGGCATTCGTCTTGCTGGTAATGGTTTCCTCATTATATACAACTGCCGGTCTATCAACCGTATTCAGCGTGTAGCTCTGATCTTCGCGCCATCCCTTACCGTTGCACCCTGCGGTTTCTGCGCGGTCTATTCCGTTGCCTTGCAGGCAGAACACCGTCTGATCGTTACCAGTTCCCAGTGTTCCGCTTTTCTCCGTCTGCACTAAAGCGCCTTTTCCGCCTCCGTCGCATCCGCCTCGGATTCGGACTGCATAAGCAGCGCCGTTTTCAGCTTCTCCGGCAGGTCTTTCCCTCTCCGTTCCGCTCTCCGCAAAATCCCCAAACAGGCTTTTGCGCTCAAACAGTATTTCGGCAGCGGTGCAGCCTCTAAAATCTGCGACAAGTGCGATTCTACGGCGACGTTGGGGCACTCCCCAGTATTGAGCGTCAAGCACTCGCCAAGCAACACTCCATCGTCCGTCCACGTCGCGGTACCCCCCCCATGTCGGCCATCCCTTGTCAGGCACTTCAATATCGGGGGCTTCCGGTTCGATGACTTTGATTGTTTCTTCGATGACGGCTGCGAAATCTTGTCCTTTGTTGCTACTGAATGCTCCGGGCACGTTTTCCCAGACCATGTATCGAGGGTAAGCTGCTCCACTTGCTTCTCCCATCTCCTTAACAAGTCGTATTTGCTCCATAAACAGACCGGAACGAGCACCCGCCAGACCGGCACGCTTGCCCGCAATGCTCAAATCCTGACACGGCGAACCGCCGATAATGCAGTCCACCCATGGTGCAGTGTGTCCGTCTATTTTGGTAATGTCACCAAGGTGTCTCATGCGCCCCACTGCGGCGTTCAAAATTTCATCATTGACCATCCTCATTCGCTCCCAAAATCTCAACCACAATCCTCGGATTCTTCGCATCCACCTCAAAGTGATCTTCAAACCCTCGGATATTCTTCCATCCGTCGTTCGACAGATACCTTGCTTTCACCAGCGCATCCTGAATAACCTTGCGCCCAAACGCGCAGATATTATCCTTATCCCGCCGCCGGTCTTTTTCGTACCACCGGTAAATCATATACACCGGCTCCTGAAACTCCGCACCGCCAAGTTGCCGTGCCGCGTGCATCACAACGGTTTCGCACTTCTTTTTCAGTTGTGCGCCTAAGTACCGGTTCCGCCGTTCCGCCTCGATCAGCTCATTCAGTCCCGGTAGCGGGCCTTTGATTACAAATTTCATCTTTCACCTCTGCTGGCTTTCACTCGTGCCGCCCACTCATTTTCCCAGTCACTGGCGGCGGGCGCACCGTTAAACATCGGCGCATCCGTTTTGGTTTTCTTCGGCTTATCTCCGATTCTGTCCCAAATAATACCCTTCCAACCTTGCGACATACTCAGCCGGATAACCTCGGCTACTGCCTGTTCTCCGTGCTGCTTTACGCGGTTCTCAATCATCGTGAGAAGGTTTCTGAGACCAGTTGGCTCGTATGCATCCCTGCGCTCCTTCTTGTATCTAATCCAATCTTGAACCGCCGAACATACCGGCTCCGAGAATCGTTCTGTTAGGTCGAGTTTCTTATCGGCTTCTTGGGCTTTGGGCTTCGGTTTAGGCTTTGGCGAACATTTTGCCGGTGTCGTCACTTCGTCGCGTTCGGTGCTCTGGTACTCGTCGTACTTGCTAACCGTGATAACTGTATAGTGCCGATTGGTTTCCACCGTGATTTCGCCGGTCTTTTTCAGTTTACCGAGCGCCGTCCGTACCTGCTGCACAGACAGCCCGCTTTCCGCCGAGAGTGCCGCATAACTTGTTGCAAACGCACCACGCGGTATTTCTATACCCTTCCACTCACAAGCCTTGTAATTGGCTCTCAGCAGGACGTGCAGCCATAGCTTGCAGGTGGGGAGGTCTTTGTACCATCCCCACTCCGTAAGCGCACGGTGCAGTTTTATGTGCCCGTTCATCGTCCCTCACCACCTGTTAAAACGGCAGTTCGTCATCGTCCGCCTCGTCGGTCGGAATAAAATCGCTGTTCTCCTTCGGCTTGCCCTCGCTCTTGCCGCCGCAGAAGTCGATGCTTTCGCACTGTACTTCCCACGATCGACGCTTATTGCCGTTCTTGTCCTGCCAATCGCGGCTTTCCAAACGGCCGGAAACAATGCACATATCGCCCTTGTGGAACCATGTGCTTGCGTGCTCTGCCAACTTGCCCCACAGGACAACGGAACAGAAGTCGCTCTGATATTCTCCGTTGTTATCCTTTCTGCTGCGTTGTACCGCAATCGTACCGCTTGCTACAGCCGTATTAGACTGCGTGTGTCGCAATTCCAAATTATCTGTTAATCTTCCTTGTAAAACGATCTTGTTAAGCACTTGTATTCCTCCGTTTGTTGCATTTTTTCAATCCATTATGCAATTTCGCATGTTCTGATCGGGTCAGGACCACGATATTTTCTGGATTGTTGTTTGTCTTATTGCCGTCAATGTGATGTACAATGTCCGAAGATGTCAGCTTTCTTCCGTATTTCTGTTCAGCTACAAGCCTATGTTCCAGCACAAACCCGTGTTTATCTGCTAAGTGGTTGTCTGGTCGATATACAAGAATATACCCGCTTGAGTGTTTCTTTCTTCCTCCGGACCAGTGATAATTTTTATCTCCAGCCATTGCTTCTCTCAGCTTTTGTTTGGTTTCATCTGACATCTTGCGTCCGTACGTCGGGCACAAGCTACCGGTTTTCCCAATGTGCGGATGTTTATGATTTTTCCACAGGAATTTTACGCTTTCAATTCGCGTAGGAACTCTCATGCCTGCTTTTTTCATCTCTCTTGAGAGTTTTTGTCGCTCAATTCCGATTTCGTTCTCAAGCATTCGCAAGCTCGCGCCTTCCGCAATCCGGGTTTCGATGTATTCCCGATATTTTTCTAAATCAACTTTCATCTCCCTGTCTCTTTGGTATACTTCTGGTTTCCCTCACTCCACAGCGGATAAATGCTCTGCAGGTACTCCCGCATTTCCCGCTTGATTTCCTTGCCGTCGCCCTGGTCCATCTCCCGATGGCACTCTGGGCACAGCATGACTAAATTCGTCGGAATACCCATGCCGCCGCGTGCTCTCGATACAAAATGGCACGCTTGCAGAACTCCGCCTTTCCCGCAGTGGCGGCAAATGCCGCCGTCCCGCTCCCAGCATTCGCGCCATACCGCCGGGCTAATGCCGGTAAACTTGGTCTGCCGTCTCATTCTTCCATGTCCTTTCTCGCCGCGCGTTCCAACCTGCGCTTTGCCCTTCGTCTGTAGTCCTTCTTCATCTTCGCCCATCCGCTGTGATTTCGTGCCCAGCAGGCGAAGCGATAGCCTATTTTCCAGTCCGCTGGTACAAAGCGTTTGTATGTCGTAAACCTCATACGCAGCGTTCCTTTCTTCCGGTCTCCCACTCGTCTTTCAACTCGCTTAACAGGCTTGGTGACGCGGTTTCCACTCCGGCGTTTTTGCAATCCTGAATGCAGTTGTCAATCAACTGGGACATTTGCCTCTTGTCAAAATCGCTTGAACCATAATACGCAAGCACTGTTGTGCAACCGTTGATTTTCGATGCTCTGGTTTCAATAAATCTTCCAATATGGTTGCTCGTCCACTTTTGACCGAAACTCGCTACTGCCTGTGTCTGCATACACAGTACTTCATAGTTGCCAATGTCTTTGATATGTCGTCTGTAAATGCACTCCGGTGGTTCACCCATGGCCTTAGCCAGTTTTCCGCACAGCGCCCAGTACATCGCATTTGCGTCAAGGTCTCGTCTTTCCTGCTTAGGCGCGATCTTGGCGGTATACACCTTACCATCTTTGAGTTTTTCGCACTCAACTCGTGCCATAGGTGCATTGCTGATGTGAAGACACAACCAATTTCCGAGATCGTTGTGTATTACCTGCGCATGATCAAACTCATGCGTCATGGCATAGCCTCCATTGCCTTCTGATGGTCTTTATCGTCCATCTTCTTGTTCAGCTCTACCATCAATGCGCCGAAATCATTCATTTTCAGTTTCGGAAGATCATCCAGCGGAAAACCGATGGTTTCTTCAAACTGCTTTTTCGTGGTTGCGCCCAGCGCTTTTGCAATCTTCTTAATGGTGGTTGTTTCCACCTCACCAATCACATCTTCTGGCGGCTTTTGCAGCGCCAGCTCCCGCTCGATTTTTTTAAGCGCAAAATGATATTCGTCATACGTTACCTCGGACGTAGTACGGCAGCCGGTAAGTCGCATAAGGTGTTCTTGTGCCTTGTCATTGCCGTAGACCTGTTGTAGCCTGTGCGCAAATGCCTGACAATCGCGTTTAATCAGCTTATCCGTACCTGCCCGCTCGGCTTCTCCAGAATACTTAGTCTGATCTTCTCGCACGCTATCATCGTTCCAGTATACATCTGCGCCAACGCCGAGCATCTTTGCAGCAACCGAGATAGCGTCAGTATATGCCATCTTCCAGCATTCGTCTGATACCTGCGGGCCGTTTCTGGTCTGCGAAACAAACTGACTGCCGCCCGTGCCTGGAATAGCGTCAGACCATTCGCCTTCCACCTTGACAAACAGATTGATATTGCAGAATGCACACACAACGCCGTCATGCGTTTCAAGCCACTGTTTGACAATCTCGGTTTTCCAGCCCATGCCGCACGGCCCGAATTGCTCCGTCAGCGCCTTAATTCGCCACATGGGGTTAATGTCGGTAAAACCTTTCAGCTTTCCAGCCTGAATCTCCTTTTTGGCTGTCTGCGGCACTGTGCGCAGCGCATTATACAGCGTCAGATTGTCACTCATTCTTCATCCTCCTGCTCAAAGTCATAAACCGCCATTCTCAAATCATCGAGAAAGCTCTTGATTTCCTGCGGAAACAAATCCGTGTAATCTTCCAGATACAAGCCAATAGCAGTCTCGGCTTCCCACATATCCTGCAACCGGTTAAGTCGCTCCTGATCTGCCCTCTCCGGCGGCTCTAACGCCCGCTCGGGGCATCCGGTGATAGTATCACGCATTGCGCAGTGCCTCCAAAACGTCCTCGTCATGCACGATTTCCGTTTTTCCGTCTTTCGTTTTCGCCCATGCCTCATCACCAATGCGGGTATAATATTCCTTTGCTCCAGTGATCTTTTTGTCTTCGACATTCATCAGCCAAACCGAAGCGGTATATCCCAGTGTAGAAACATTCATGTCAATGCCTGTATCCGCTTCGCTGTCCTGTTTTTCAAGAACCAGATCAAGCAGGCTGTGAAACAGCTTCTTGTCTTTCATTATTCATCCACCTCTATAATCGCGCCGTTTTTCAGCATATAAAACGTATCCGCTTTGATGGTTTCTCCATCTACGCAAACAGCCTGAACGCCTAAAATGTGCATTTTTTCATCACGTTCCGTGAGCACCAGCCAACAGCCGACAGCACCTTTCGCTTTGCTGCCATACCCGGTAACGACCGCAATGCTTTCCGCTCCTCCAACCGTAGCGGCGCTCCAGTTGCCCGTGTTTGTGGCGGCGCTCCGGTCGCCTGTGTTTGTGGCGGCGCTCCAGTTGCCCGTGTTTGTGGCGGCGCTCCGGTCGCCTGTGTTTGTGG